TAAGAAGTGACCTTGGTGTACTTAAAACCCATGAATTAGGTGAAAGCCAGACTGAAGGAATTATTACCTGCAGTTGTAGGAAGTGCCAAGTAAGGCATCGTCAGGCTGATAACACCGTTGGTGTCGCCGTAGCTGATACCAGTGATATCAGTCTGCGCCATCGTAAGCGTTGTGATGTTGCCAGCAGTGGCACCAAGAACGATGCTGCTGTTTGCGGTGCTGTTGCCGCGTGCATCCTCGAAGTAGTCAGTGGTGCTACGAGTAGGAGCTTCGATCACAGCGGTGCCACCAGGAGCACGATCAACGATCAGGGCCTGTTTAGAAGAAGCGGTCTCTTTGTAGATCAAACTGTTGTTCAGCGCGAAGTCAAGAGACTCAATCCGCTGATCCGTCTCACCAAAGAACGTTGCAGTGGTGATGTTGGTGTCGTTGACTTCCAGAGCAGGCTCTTGATTGGCAACAGTGAAAGTGCCACTCAGCGCAGTGCTGTCGGGGTTGTTGTAGATGCCAGTGAACTGGAAGCTCATGGTGGCAAGCTGTCCAGCAGACAGGTTGATGCTCATCGTGCCGCGAGCACCAGTGATGACGTGCCGTGTGCCGTCATAGAAGCAGTACAGAGTGACTGAATCAAAGCTGCTGCTTACAGGGGCGTAAGTGTTACTTGTGTCAGCCACCGTAGTAACGCTCATGCCACATGCTTTGAGCAGGGGATCGAAGGCAGGCACCGTACCAGCAGTTCCACTACCACCGAGTTCAACATCAAAACTGACGCTGACCCGCTTGTTAGCAGTCAGAGTTGCGCGAGAGCTATTGCCAATAAATCCCTGAAATGCTGCAGCCTGAACGTTGTCAGACTCCATAGGAGTCAGTTCAAGACTGCTGATCTGAATCGCGTTGGTTCCGCCCACGGGACTTGGGTCGGTTCCTTCCGTCGCTTCGATCTCTGCTAGGAGGAACTTTTTGCGAGTCAGTGCCATTTTCTTTGGGGGCGGTGGGTGCTGAAATCAGTTTAGTTTCCCCTGTTTCAGGATCAAACAGATAGCTGCCGCCTGCACCAGGATTGGGGACCTGCGCATTCATATTAGCCATACTCAAGCAGAAGTTAAATCAGTTCTACTTGTACGGTAGCGGACCAAAAAATCTTGACTGATTACGCCTAACGGCACATCAGCCTCATAAAGGCTGAACTCAGTGCGATCAGGTGTTAAATCAAGCGCATATCCATTAACAGTTTGATCTGCCATCAAAAGTTCATGCACTTGCTGGGTGTAAGTGTCAGACACGTCATCTGGCAGGGCTGCTCTGACCAAAGTGGTGATGCGAACTCGCATCGTGTGGTCAAGCTTGTCGAAAAAGTTTGTGTCAACAGGTTGATCGTTGACTGGCTCGATAATGATCGCTGGGACCTCACCACGAGCTAAGGGCTCCACTCGGCTGCGATACACAGTCGCGCCAGTAGCAGAGTCAAGATTGGTCTTCATGCGAGCAAGGATCAGCTCTCGGCGTGTGTCAGCCATTAGTCCTTACTCAGCAACAGGACAGAAAAAACACCATCATCAATGGCTCTGTTTTCTCTGCAGGTGTAATCCTCAGAGTTCACTGTGACAGTAGTGCCGCGAGCGACGCTGCTCACTTTGGAAGTCTCAGCAATAAGCTCATACTCCCGACTTAGAGCAACGCCGCCTGCGATCACTTCAACAGGCGAATCAAGGACACCGACGAAAGTCGTACCACCAACAGAACAGTCGAGACCGAACTCGTCAGTGTTGAGAAAACCGTCAGTGTCGTTGATTGGCATGATCAGCCGTACTTCTTGGAACCGAGGGCGACAACGCTCACAGCGCCAGCACCAGAACCACCAGCAACGGTGATCACGGCACGGATGTAACGACGAACCTCGTCGCTATTGATGCGAAGGGTTTCGCGAAGTGCGGTGTTGGCACTGGTAGTGGTGAAGGCCAGACCAGAAACATCAGCAAAAGAGCTGTTGTCTGCAGAATCTTGGATCTTCACGGCGTAGGTGATAGAAGCACCACCTGCCTCTGCATCCAGAATTGCCATGATGTCGCCTTCGTAATCAACGAGGTCAACACCAGTACGGTTGGCACTTGCAGCAACCACGTCATTCGGCGAAAGAGCCAAAAGGGTGGTTTTAGTGCCCAAATTTTGGACAGTCATGGTTTGGTTCTCCTGCGGGAAGTTGCTTTAGGTTTTGCCTCAGCCTTAGGCATAGGGCACTGCACGGGTGCAGCCTCAGGTTCGGGTGCGGGTTCCTTGTAGACAATGGCCGCAGCCTGTCCGATAAGGATTTGTGCATCCGCAAGGGAAGCCTCAACGACTTCCCCAATACGGACTACTTGACCCGACAGCGTTACCTGTTTACGGATCTCGATCTTCATGATCAGAGGCTGTTGTTGCCGCGTGAGAAGCTCGCGCCGTGGCGAGCAGCGATGTCAACATCTTGCAGAGCAACCACTCGGACGGTGCCAGAGGTGCTGCCAGTGTAAGGATCAACCATCAGATCAAGACCAGAGAAGTAGGCAATGATCAGGTCGGAGAAGTTACCGAACCAGAGATCGTTGCTCTCAACTTGGTTGGAGATCACAGCGCGGTAGCCGTTGACTTCACCACCCTGCAGGACGAACTGACCAGAGCCAGAGTCCTTGGTAGCAGTCTTCAGGCTGCCAGCCATGGCGGAGTTCATCACATAAACGGGTGAACCCAGCAGGGCGTTAGCGCCAGCAACATCGCTTTCCAGAGCCACAACCTCGGCAAAGGTTGGGGTGTTAGCAGCGAAGTCCTCGGTCAGAACACCAGTGGTGTCCTTCAGACCCAGAGGCTGGTTAGAAGAACCAGAGCCATACAGACCGACGCGGTCGATCTCGAGGGCCAGCACACGAGCGAGGTCGGTGCGCACCATGTTCTCCACGTCGATGGAGGACTGAATCATCAGCTTGCGGCTGAAGTCAGTGAAAGCACCGCAGGTCTTAGGAGTCAGAGAGACCTGATCGATGGTCTGCTGGGACTCGGTGGGTGAGCCAGATTCAGCGACCCAGTAAGCGGTTGCGCTTCCTGATTGGCGAGGGATGTTGACGTTGCCAGACAGGCCAGTCAGCACGGTTGCGCCAGCTTGATCCAGAGCAGATGCGTTCCGCAGCAGATCAATGAAGTTGGCAGCATCCAGTTCAGTCTCAACGAGGTTGCCACCAGCGGTAGCAGTACCAACGTTCAGATCCCGCTTCATCACATCCACAGGGATGGTGATGCCACGAGAGGAGCGACCGAACTTAGCGGCTTGTGCTTCAGAGGCTTCAATCTCAAAAGCAGCAGCTTCACGAGCGGTGCGATCGCCAGGGTTTGCCAGATAGTTGATGGCACGCAGGAAGGAGAAGCTGCGAGCCTCTTTCTGGGTCAGGCCGATCTCATCGCTAGCCTGAGCAACAGGCTTTTCGGCGACAGCTTTACGCTCCAAGATTGCGGTGCGCAGCTCGTCGATTGAACGAGAGTTGATGAGGAATTCAGAGGCAAGATCCTCTGCGTTATGACGCTTGCCGAGGGCAAACATTTCAGCGGCTTCCTTGGCCTTGGCCTCAACGGCCTCAGCGCGGATAGCCTCCACGTTGGGGGTAGTTTCCATGACGGAAGGTTCAGGTTTACTTGGTGCGGCTGAGACCGCGACCGTCTCCTCACTAGAAGCGAGGGAACGGCCAATTCCAGCGCCTACGTTGTCTGCAGGGATTGAAACCATGCTGACCTCGTAAGGCTGGAAAGAGGTGGCTCGGTACGTCACAGGTGTGGTCGACCGATCCTCCTCCATGTCGTTAATTCTGTAGCCAAAACTAACGTTGCGAACAATGCCATCCCTAATTAGGTCCTGCATCTCGCGACCAAGCTCGTTGTTAGCGAGCTTGACCTTTGCGTACGCTCTTTTGTCTTTGATGTACGCACGCTGGACAACACCAATGATTCGATCAGGGTCGTGATTGAAGAGCAGTGGTGCGCCGTCATTAAGACGGCTCATGTCCATTGCTTCAGAAGTCATGCTCAGAACTTCCATGCCATAGACACGGTTGACTGGCTCCTCTGAAGCGAAGGGGAACTCAAGGGTGCGATCTTCGTCTTCTTCTTTGAACTCTGTGTAGTGAGCCCGCTTCAGCGATGCCTCGTCAAACATGCGGATCGCCGCAATCTTGGTGAGGGTGCTGAACTTATGGCCCACCTTG